TTTATTTACAAGTTGATGTTGATTTATCAAATACAAACCCAGCTTTAGCGGCAGGTGTTTTCTCATATTATGGTTTTCAATTATTAGACTATGTTGAAGTTGAAATTGGAGGACAAGTTATTGATAAACAATACGGTGAATGGATGGCATTATGGTGTGATTTAACTTTACCATTTGACCAATCACGTATGTTAGAATATATGGTAGACCCTACTGAATTTGGTATATCAAATGCTGATCCAAATCGTTTACATATTCCATTACAATTTTGGTTCTGTCGTAATCCAGGTTTAGCATTACCATTAATCGCTTTACAATATCACGAAGTTAAGATTAATGTTCAATTTGAACCAGCTTCTATATTCTCAACAAATGCTATTCCATATACTACAACCGGACAATATTTACAAAATGTAACAATATGGGCTGATTATATCTTTTTAGATACTGATGAACGCCGTCGTTTTGCGCAAGTGTCACACGAATATTTAATTGAACAAGTTCAATTCTCAAATGCTTTAACAATTAACACTAATTCAACAACAGTTCAACACGAATTACGTTTCAATCATCCAGTTAAAGAATTAGTCTGGTTAATTGATCCATCAAATAATACAGCAAACTTTACAACATATCAACCTTGTTCAGATGCTTTATTACAATTAAACGGTCAAGACCGATTTAAGCGTCGTTCCGGTGATTATTTCACTAAAGTTCAACGTTTTGAACATCATAGTGGTTGTGGTCGTTCACTAAATTCAACAGATAGATCATCAACTGAAGATGAAAGTAATGTATTCGCTCAAACACATATTTATTCATTTGCTCTTAAACCAGAAGAACATCAACCATCAGGTACTTGTAATTTCAGTCGTATTGATAATGCTGTATTAAACTTATCATTTGCTACTTCACGGGCGGCTGGTTATCCAACCGTTGCTCAAATTGCGGCTGGAACTGTATTGAAAGTCTATGCTGTCAATTACAATGTTCTTCGTGTTATGTCAGGTATGGGTGGTTTAGCATACTCTAATTAAGAAATATGTTATTTATATTTTATATAAGATGTAAATAACAACTATAAAATAAAATATATTTAAAATATAAGTTATACTATATCGTAAAAAATGACAGGAAGTTTAATGCAACTAGTCGCTTATGGCGCTCAAGATACATATTTAACAGGCAATCCACAGATAACATTCTTTAAAGTTGTATATAAGAGACATACAAACTTTGCGATGGAATCTATTTCTCAAACAATGAATGGAACAATAGGTTTAGGAAATACATTCAGTTGTATATTAGGACGAAATGGTGATTTAGTTCATCGTGTATATTTAGAAATGACATTTAATCAAGATATAAGTAATGCGTGGCGTGTAGGACATCAAGTTATAGATAATATTGAAATTGAAATTGGAGGACAAGTAGTAGATAGACATTATGGTGAATGGATGGATATTTGGACACAATTATCACATACTGAAGCTAATTGGCAAAAATTAGATAGAATGATAGGAGGGTCATTAAAGGATAGCAATAATCCAAATTATACTAAAGTGTATGTTCCTTTACATTTTTGGTTTTGTCGTAATCCCGGTTTAGCATTACCTTTAGTAGCATTACAATATCACGAAGTTAAAATTAATATTCAATTGAATAATTCATTCTTAGTAACATCTGGTAGTTCATTCACCCCATCAAATGCTCAATTATTATATTGTGATGTTTATGTAGATTATATATATTTAGATACTGATGAACGACGACGTTTTGCTCAAGTATCTCACGAATATTTAATTGAACAAGTTCAATATTCAAATGGTATTAGTATAACACCTAATTCAAGTACTACAAATAAATTATTTTTAAATCATCCTGTAAAAGAAATAGTATGGGTTGCTAAAGATAATAGTGGAACAAGACATCCATTTGATTTTTGGGCTTCTCAAGGTTCATTATTAGATAATACAACTATAGCACAAATTCAGTTGAATGGACAAGACCGTTTTCAACAGAGAGATGGTAGTTATTTCCGTCTTGTTCAACCATATCAACATCATACAGGTGGACATAATCAACAAGCTAGTGATCCATCAACAAATAGTAAGCCATTAGGTGGATTTTATGTATATAGTTTCGCATTAAATCCAGAAGAACATCAACCAAGTGGAACTTGTAATTTTAGTAGAATTGATAATGGAACTTTAGAAATTAATACTGGTTCAAGTGCGAGAGTATTACATTATTACGCAGTAAATTATAATTTGTTAAGAATAATGAGTGGAATGGCGGGCGTCGCATTTTCAAATTAATTTTTGCGTATTTTTAAAATATATATGACGAATATACGTAATATATACTTAAAGATTTCATATATAAAATTGGTTATAGAAACACTCAAAATGGCTAAAAAATCTACTCCTGCTCCACAAGCAACTCCAGCTCAAACCCAACAATCTGCTCCAGCTACTCCAGCTCCAGCACAACAAGCAGCAGCAACAACTACTGCTCCAGAAAAGAAAGCACGTGCTCCTTCAAAGAAGACTGATGCTTCTCCTGCTCCAGCTCAACAAGCAGCACCTGCTACTCCAGCACCAGTACAACAAGCAGCAGCACCAGCTAAAGAAAAGAAGGCTCGTGCTCCTTCAGCAAAGAAGGAAGAATCTACTCAACAAGCAGCAGCACCAACTACTCCTGCTCCACAAGCTTCAGGTGAACAATCACATGAAGAACAACCACAATCAGTTGAAGTTTTATTCCAAACTTTAGTTAGTCAAGCTGAAGCTTTAATGGAAACTCAAAAAACTTGGTTAGCAACCTTACGTCGTGCTGTTAAATGCTATACTCGTGAAAGTCGTGAAATGGCTCGTGCTAATGCTCGCTTAGCTGCTAAACGTGCTCGCCGTCAAAATGGTGGTGATGGTCAAAAGCGTGCTCCATCAGGCTTCCAAATTCCAACAAGTATTTCAGATAATTTATGTGATTTCTTAGGTGTCGCACACGGAACTAAGATGTCTCGTAATGTTGTTACTAAGCAAATTAATAACTACATTCGTGAACATAATTTACAAGTTAAGGAAAATCGTCGTAGTTTTGTCCCAGATACTAAATTAGGTGGTATCTTAGGTAAATTACAAGATGTTGATGCTTCAACTGGTTTCACTTATTTCAACTTACAACGTTATATTTCACGCCACTTCACTTCAAATGCTGCTTCAGCAACTACTGCTAGTTCAGCTCAATAAAATACTCTAATAATCGTATTATATTATTGTATAATTTGATTATTATAAAAAATTTGCAAAAATTTGATTAAAAATTATTTAAAGTTTTATGACGTATTGAAAACAAACAATTAAGATGTCTTCCTTTAACGCAAACAATATGAACACTCAATCCGGAAATATTTATCGTGCTAATAATGTAGATTTTACTAAGTTCACATTTAGCGAACCTGTAGCAAACAAATATGGCGGCCGCTCAAGCCGAGTTAAATACGCTGGTCAAGATTTCTTCATTCAAACTCCTCGTATGAGATTACCTTATGGTCTTGGTAAATGGGTTGATACTACTAATCCAGACAAAGTCAAATATTCTGTTGACTTCTCATTATCAGGTTATAACAAAAATAAACCAGATGAATATAACCCACGCACTGCTGAATTCTTTGATTTCTTAAGTAATCTACAACAATGTATGATAGATAATGGTATTAAAAATGCTATTACTTGGTTTGGCAAGCCAAGTGAAACCGTTCGTAAAAGTATTGAAAATGACCCTGATACTTATATTCGTGATTTAATCAAATATGCTAAAGATAAACAAACTAAACAAGTAACTGATAAATATCCACCAACATTTAAAGCACACGTTGTTACTTGGGAAAATAAATTCATCATTAAAGCTTATGATGAAAGTGGTAAAGAAGTCAATGACTTTGAAACTGCTTTCGTCAAAGGAACTGAAGCTGTTGCTATATTAAAATTAAAAGCTGCTTCATTCCAAGGTAAAAGTGCTGGCTTAAAGTTTGATTTAGTCCAAATTAAACTATATCGTCCAGCTGGTATTCCAGACTATGCTTTCATTGATGATGAAAATGATAGTAAACCAATTCGTAAGACTGCTTCTATGGATGATGAAGATGATAGTGATAGCAAACAAGGTTATTCAAATACTGTAGAAGATAGTGACGATGAACCTGTTCAAGTAAAAGATGAATTAGATGATGATGAAGAAGAAAATGATGAAGAAGAAGATGAAGAAGACGAACGTCCTCCAACTCCTCCTCCAGCAAAGAAAACTACAAAAAAATCAACTGAACAAGTCGCACCTACTAAATC